CTCCTACTTCACGCTTATACCACATAGCAGTATAAAAGCGATTAACTAAAGAATTTAATATAGCAGTTAAATAGTGACCCGAAGGCATCGAATGTGTAGTAACATACAAATCATCTTGTACAGCCACTAAAGATCTAATAGCATTGTCTAACAATAATTCTATCATATCAAAATCCTCTCGCGGTACAAACTCCAAAATTACTTCTTTAATAGCATCTTGAACCAGATTATTCATCGATCCATCCCATTTAGCGATGTCTCCGGCAAATACACCCTTACATCCTCTTAACTCATCATACATTAAGGGCCATTCCTTAACGGGATTTATACCAACACAAATATTATTATACTTTCGATTTTCCATTAAATGCTCTACCAACCAACCAAAGTATTTTTTCATTAATACTTGGTGATGTATAGTACCTACTCTAAAGCTACGCGGAACTCCTTCCTTTTCTTCATTTCGCAATTCATCTTTCAAAGCTTCACACCAAACTAACTTTTTCCAATCAATGATACCCTGGTTATTAAAGTCTTTTTCAAATTTTTCTAATTCCAATCGAAATGTTGATTTTAATATTATTTTCGAAATCCACATAAACTTCTTTATCTTTCTCACATCCATACCCATTACTAGACTCTTTATTTAATCCTGCCAACAAATCTGTTCCAGATACTATTTCATTCTCAGTTAATTTACGATATACGCTATTCTGCAAAAATCTTCTCATAACTTTCTTTCCAAACGCTAAATCTGAATTTGAAACATTCACTGTAGGTTGGAAAGATTTCTTAGCGATATCCTTAACGGTACATCTACCATATTTAACAAGGTTTGCTGGAAAACGCGTTACGGGATATAAACCAAATAAAGGGGTAGTAACCAAGTTTGACTTGCTACCTACCGAGACATTCAAAGACTCCCCTAATTTCAAAACAGAAACGTTTTCAAATGGCTTATCACTCATCTCAAATGGTAAATTCTCATTATCATTTTGGAAAATACAATTAATACTTTCCCTAGTTTTATCACACCATCTAATTGCTAAACCCAAACCAGATTTTTCATTTCCAGCCACATGCATACCTAATATTCCGAAATTATTACAAATAATCGCTCCACAAAGACCAACTCCATGTATATCATACATGAAATTACTCCCGCTTACGCTAACTTCATAATTACGCAGTAAAGGTATTTCATAAACAATTGGAGCTACAGGATCAATATTATGAACTCTGCAACTATCATATT